AAGTACTTCACCTGCTACTACCTTTCCTGTTCCTTGTTTCAAAACCCAACCAAAAGAACCAGAAGCAATAGCAACCTGTGCGATACCTGTTGCTTGCTGAACTTTACTTGTGATTGCGGCTTTATCTACTAAATTAGGAAATACAAGAGTAATATCAGAATCTGCTACTGCTAATGCTGTTGAAAGAGCATAAGTTGGATAAAGAATAAGTGTATCTGCGGTGTTATCTTGCACCTTAAATACTTGTCCTACTCCTGTTCCATCATCTACTACTCCATAAGCATCTGCATAAGCACCTACTGTCCAACCTGCGGAAGCCTCTGTGATATACACGATTTGTCCTAGATTGTTGGCAGATGAACTTACTGTATCTACACCAAGAACTGTATCAGGGACAACAACGTGTCCTGCTGAAATAGCTTCTGCTGCTTTAACATAAATCCATTCTGAACCATCTGGTGTATTAGCTACTTGTCCAAGACCAACTTGACCTTGTGCTGTAGTTGTTTGAAATACATCCTGAAAATTTATTTTTAAACTCATAATAATTTTCTTCGTTTAGTCATTACTTATAGGCACTATGTCCACTTCGTAATGATATTGAGGATTATCCTCGTGGGCTTTATTCGCCCGTTAATAATTCGTTTTTATGGTACGATAACCACTAATTACATCAATGTTTCTAAGTATGAAACCCAAGTATTAGCGGCAGTACAAATTGAGGTAATTTTCATATGTTTACCTGTTGTTACTGCTGCTGTTCCACCTACAAGAGTATGTCCAGTTGCCGCTGTAATAGTAACTGTTTGGCTACCATCATTGTAATACAACCATTTAATAGTTGAACCAACTGCGACACCTGTTACGCCTGATGACATAGCTGTTCCTGTTGGGACTGTAGCTGTTCCTGCTCCTGTTACTGATGTATGAACAATTATTCCTCCTAGTATTTGAGCAATAGTTGGTGTGGCATTTTGAGTATCTATATCAGTTATAGTTTGCTGAAATACTGGATTTGGTTGAGTTGCTCTACCTGTAAAGGTAGTAGCTCCTGTAACTACAAGAGTACTTGCCATAGTTACTGCACCTGTAACTGCTACTGTACTTTCAAATACAGCGGCTTTTTGAGTATTCAAATTATTGTATTTTACTGTTGGAACATTGTCTTCAATATAAATCATATATTTTCTTTTAATTTTCCCTCTCCGATAATGATTAAATCATTTCAGGTCAAAGGCAAAATATATTAACTAATAATCTATTCAGTTGCGGCTACTTCTTCAGTAGCTTCTTCAACTTTTTCTTCTACAGGAGCTTCGGCTTCAACTCCTTCTATTTTTTCTTCTTCCATATCTTAATTCTTTAATTAGCTGATAATGTTCTACCTAACTATTCTGAAGCAAGGGAAGTTTAGGTTTTTTAAGACAATGATATGATATATGCTCACCATTATTCTTAAATAATTGTAAGTTTTCTAGCCGATTATCATTGACTATTTCGTTTATGTGGTGAACAACTTCTTTAGGGTGTAAATAGCGACCTAAATGTTTTTCCATTACTAAACGATGTTCGGGAACATAACCTTGTTTGTTGCGATTTGGGTGGTCTATGGCTCTAATCAAAACATATCCCGATGCTTTAATTTTTACTCCGCCATTCCACATTGGATGATTTTCTCTCTGAACATAATCAGGGTGTTTATCCTTGTTCCAAGTTTTATGTCCCTTCTTGAAAGTATTCAAGGGATTAAAACATTTTCCCTTAAAATTTAAGTTGGTACACACAACTGAACAAAACTTAGTAGTTTTCCAATTCTTCTTTGAACAATTTACTTTTTTCTCAAAGAACTTACCGCACTGCAAACACTTCTTTTCTTGTTTCATAATTAGTTAGGTTAATTTTTAATTATGGGCTGAAATCAAGACCTAACCTTAATTTCACTTACGAGAGCTACTACCCATATTACAACACACATTATACTACTTGTCTAAGTTGCAGAATTTAGCGTACCTAGGAGTTTAGGGTTTTCTGAACAAAAATTACCAGCAAACAAAAGGTATCCTACCTGACTAAGCTGGTCTACTGGGGCTTTCATCACTCTAAAGTTAAATCCTTTAGCTGAAGGTACGTTTCCTGGTACACCTGTTGGTACAGCATTAGACAATTTCTTAAAGTTAAGAGTGTCATAATCCTGTCCTGTGATACTTACTCCTTGCATTCCGAAAGCACTCTGATTAACGTAAATAAGTTTACCACTTGGTACTTGCTCGTCTTTTACGACAGGCACACCACGATAAGTTATTGCACGAAAACCTTGAGTTCCGAAAGCATTTGACTTTGAGTCCATTAACATACCATATTGGTCATAATTTGGAGCTGCAAAAGTTTGGAATGAAGCTCTAAGTGTTGGGGTCAATAATGCCTCATAAGAAGACCATAGAGCTTTCGTGGTTAACATTACTGTTGGTTCATCCATACCTACTGTTACTGCATCAAAACCTGTAGCAAGTTTAGTAAGAGTTAAAGCTCCTGTTGATGCTAGGTAATAACCGTCAATAGATGAATATGTTGAACGTGATAGACCTCCGTATGTTGCATACAAAGTTGAGTCAGAAGCTGCACCTGCTAGAGAATCCCAAGAATTGCCTGAACCTGTACCTTGATACAAGTTATTAGCCATTACATTTAATAGGGATTTTCCTTGTGTATCAAATTCTGCTTCTAAAAGAGAAACGACTTGTTCATCTCCTTTGTTAAGTATTACTTCAATATCTGCTATTACTACTGGTTTATAAGCCATCTTTACTTCAAAGTCCATAGAAACACGAGTGTTTTGTCTGTCTGAATCAAGTTGGTTAGCGATACCAGTATTACCGCCATTGGTTGTGTCTTGGTACTGAATAACTGGGGCATAGGAAGTTCCTGATGTCCAAGCCTTTGCAGTACGCATAAAGGTCATAAGACCTGGTGTTCCAAGAGTAACTGTATCAAATATCTTTTTAGGGATAGCTTTACGAGTTACTGTTGTAACTGCTGCTGAAAATTGCATTTTTATTTTATACTATGGAGATAATCTACTAAACTCATACTTCTTGCACTTGGGTCATATACATCGCCGTCTGTGATAGCTCCTCCTTGTGAACCTCCATTGACTTGCTCGGCATTTCTCTTATTGAGATTAGCGGCGGTCATTTCAGTTGCTTTTTTAATAGAGGACTGCATATCTTTCCAGTTGCTATGTGCTAACTTCAAGTCCGTGAAATTGTATTTTAGTGCGTGATTAAAGAGTGCTGTTTCATTCAAAGTTGGGTTTTCTTTCTTAAGTTCGGCTAGTTGTCCTACTACATATTCTTCGTTCTTTTGACGAGTTTCTGTTTCGGTTTTCTTTTCGTTCTCAAGGTCAGCCCTTAATGCTTGTTTAGAGCGTTCTAGGACTTCTTCCCAAGTTTGAGGTATCCAATCCTCTTTCTCCTTAGTTTCATTAGTGTTGTTAATTTTACTATTGTCGCCTTTCTCGTATTTAGCGAGGACTTGCGATTTTCTAGTAAATTCAGAGTATAGATTACGATATTCTACCTCTGCTTCTTTTGGGGGCAACTTTCTTCCATCAGGAAGTTCCACTAAGTTATCCTCCGTTGGAGTTTCCTCCTCTTTTGTAGTTTCAACAGTTTTTTCCACTGGGGTTTCTACTGTTTCCTCTACTTTAGACTGTGTATCAGTCTCTTTTGCTTCTACAGTTTCACCTGTATCAGCATTTACTACCTCTGCTTCATAATCCATAATTTTTGCGACTGCCCTTTTGTATTCCCTTGGTCTTTTGCAAGACTGGTACAAATTGCTTGGTCGGATTATTTACTAATGGATAGTTTAATGTCGTATCTAGGACAAATAATTATTTAGTTTCCTTTTCTTCTGGTTGCTCGGCTAGAGTTTGACTTCGTTCAGACATTTGCTGTGAATGCTCTTGACCTTTTTCTTTTAAGCCAAATTCTTTATTTCCTTGTTCTCTTTCTGCCATTTTTTCGGCAATTAAAATATTAGGGTCGGCTTGAATACCTATTTTTGCAAGTAATTGCACCTGAGCATCAGGAGGAAAATCTGCATAATTAGCTGTGACATTAGGAGGTTTTTCTTCTATCTTAGGTGGAGCTATTTGGTTCATTTCTTCTGGGGTTATTCCTGTAGCAATAGCAGGGTTAAGTTTGAATATTTGAGCGTTCTTAGCTAGTTCTTTAGGGTTGTTATATCCAGCTTCTTCCATATAATCTATCGGAGAGATAATACCTTCTTTAACGTCATTTTGTGCTCGTTCAAATCTAAATTCGGCATCTACTGGGAGAGTTTTGCCGGGAATTACTTGTACCTCACTACCTGTTTCAAAGTCATCTTGAATAAGGTCTAATACTTCAGTAGCACTTTCTTTACCTATCCATTTTGCATAGTGATATTCTGTGTAGCGAGTCTTAGCAAGTTGGTACATCCAAGCAAATATTTCACTTGATACATAATCAGCTACTTGTACTAATTCATTTAAGCGTAAGAATGACTGTTGGATAAGAGCAAGTCTTCCAGCTTTGGTTTCTTGTCCTTCTCGTTCACCCCTGAATGCACTTGAAGCCGCCATAATGTTATCAATTTCACTTCGGCTATCTATCATATCCTTGTAAACCATTTCAGGTAGTGGTGTACCTGTTTCACGTGCAACACCATTGATTACACCTTTGCCCCATATAATACCTTTTGCTTCAAAAGCAAGTGATTGTGCATCTGCTTTTCCCATAACTTCGCTATCTATCTTGATTACGCCATTTACAAGTTCACAGTTTTGTCCTATGTCTTGCTTTCGTTTATCTATCGCCATTTGTAAGGGCAATGCAAGAGTTATAAAGTCAGTTCTGCCTATTGGAGTGTTTTCATTGTTTAGAATAGTTGTGAAGATATAAGGCTTTCTAGGCTGATTAAAGTAGTTAAAATTATAAGCTTTATAAGTTTGTGCTTCGCTGTGTCCTTCGTTTGGTGGGATTTCGCCTTCTATTTGCTGTGGTGCGTTAGTTTCAGCTTCAGGACTAGGTTGTCTATTACTTTGCTCTAATTTAGCTTGAGTAAATACTGCACGTCTATCTTCTCCATAAGTAGTGTTTATTTGCTGTTCTTCTTCGTCAGTTATTAACATTCCATCCCAATCCCAGTAAGGATTACGAATAGTGTCTAAGATAATGTTGTCGTATTTGAAAATTACATAGTCGCCCATCCACGCTTCTTTGTATTTTACTTCAGGGTTCATTATGTAGGCTTGGTCTTCGGTTTCTTCTGTAAAGCCACTCTTTTCTAATATCTCTTTTTTCTTTTTAGGGAAACGAGCAACCAAAGCACAAAGATTATCAGGTATTTCTTCAATAGCAAATTCGCTTTCTTGTTCATTTCGGCTAGTTTTACCAAATCGGACATTTCTAGGGTCAAGAGCTTTTACGTCAAAATCATTTATCTTAGCGTTCCAAAAGACTTTTAATACAATAAGACGAGAAAAGTATAGGTTTCTTAATCCCATTCGTGTAGTTTCTTTTACATTTAAGTCTTGGTATTTTTTTCTAAAATATCCTTCAAGTTTTCGTGCTAGGTTTTCACTTTCTTCTCCTTCTCTGCCTGGAATAAAGTTAATACCAGGGGGATTAGCTATAACAGAGTTGATTACCGCTTCCATATTAGGAGTTATACGATTAGCCATTACTTTTTGGATAGTTGCAGGGACTTTATCTAACCACTCAGGTTCATTCTCATAAACTTTAGTATTTATTTCGTAAGTCTTTTTAACTTTTTGCCAAATAGAATCAGATGAATTCCATCGGTTCTCAACCAACTTACTTAAATCTCCTTCTTTCATTTTTGCTATTGATATTGCCATAATGCAAAAAGAGCAACGCCGATTTTCACGGAATTGCTCTCTTGTTTTTATAAGTTTGAGCTTAAATTATTATATTGTCTATATTATACACTTTCCATTACCATACTTGCAAACTTTTTTCAACTTATTTATTATTAAAGCACTTTTTCGTTAACATTGTCAAATTTAATATTTGATAAATACAGCACATCATTACGAGTAATACTTCCAATTTGTCCTTTATAATCTATGTTTAAAACTATACCAGCACCTTTTTGTAGATGTACTTTTTTGTCTATCAATAACTTGAAAAAATCGTAATGCTCTTGAAATTCTAAAAATAATTTTGCATCAGAATCCAACATATACACAGGTATTTTTATTATTTCTTCAGTAGTTGTATTATTTTTCATATTTAAGTTTATCAAAATATTTACTCCACTCTCCGACTTTGTTGTCGTCAGAGATTATCTGATAAAGTTTAGAAGTTTCTGGGATAAATACACCATTACCTTGTGAAGCTACGGCAAGTCTATAATAAAGTGTAGCAAAACAATTAGATACTAAAATACCATTAGCAAAATACTCGTGTTCGTCTTCAATATGGAGATTATATACTGTCTGCTTTTCTTTTATTTTGCCAATGTAAACTAGTTGCGTGGGATAAAGAGCAACACTTTTGAAGTCTATATCGCATCGTTTGAAATGGTTTTTTGCACCATTCACAATATCTTGTTTCCCTATATTTAAGTTTATCTCGTTGATACTCTCGCTTACTGTTAAACTTTTTGTAGCATTGTTTTGAACAAAACTTATTAGTTCCTGTATAAAATGCCATATATTTTCTAGTACAGTTTTTACATATAAACCCTTGTGGCTTTCTACTTTCGTTATGTAAAAACTTGAGATGCTTCTGCCCCTCTTCTGTTTTGTGCCATTCTCTAATCCCATTTGTTCTTTTTTCCCTATATTCTTTATTTTGCCATCTCTTTGTAAGGTGAATAGTATTATGTTCTGCTTTAGTGATACACACCAAGTTTTCAATTGAATTGTTAAGAGGGTTTTCATCCTTGTGATGAATAACACAACCTTTCGGTATTGCTCCATTGTGGTCTTTCCAAATTTCTTGATGAAGTTTTTGTATTCCTTTTTTTCTATTGCTTGGGGATTGGTAAAAATAATTTCGGTTTTCGTTTTTAAAATTTGGGTATCGTTTAAAGATAATTCCTTTGTATTCTGTAAATTCCATAACAATACCTTGTTTACTTGTTTTTCTTTTATATTCCATATACTAAGTAGTATATCATTTACTTTTATATTACGCAAGGGTATCATCCCTTTTCCTGTAACATAAAAAGGATGGTCAAGAGTACATTTAACCTCATGTCCATTACTAAACCTAACATTCACCACTTCAGCACTTTTTTTTGTTATTCCACTCTTTAACACTTTTTTAAATCCTTTTCGGGTCAGAACATATTCCCCTGCCTTTATGTCTTTTATTTTTTTATTACCATTGCTAGTCATTATTTTAGTATCCCCAGTAAAACAAAAGTGGTCTGTTCCTGTATTACTCGTCCATTCGTAAAATTCTATACCTTTTGCATTAGTATTTTTAACTCGTCTTAATGTCTCAAAATGTTTTATATATTCTATAAATTCTTTATTAGAAGGAACTCCGATAAGAAATTTAGCTTCAGTCATATCAACAATCATACTATCTAAAACTCTATTGCGATTGCTATACACTATACCAGCTCGTTCCCCTTCTCCATACCAAACAATAGTTTGAGGATTATTGTTATTATCTTGAAAATAAGACATCAAAGCATTTCTATAAGTCTTAACGAAGTATTTAGACATTGTGCTATCAGGTAGAGCGTCTATTACTAGCTTTGGTTTATAGAACTTCATCATATCATCTAACACACTCCACTCTGTGAACTTGCCTACTTTTGTTATACCTAATTCACTACCTAGAACAAAATGTTTTACATTTCCAACATCTACTCCTAGAAACCAATTACCTGTTATTAAATCTTTTGGTGTCCAAAGGTCTAGGATTGTGGTTCGTGAAACAGTTAGGTCTCCTGGATTATAGGGTTCTCCTAATACGAAGTTATAAAAGTATTCTTGGTCGCCTTCGCTGTCCTCTAAAACTTCTCTAGCTGTTATTTTAGTAGCAATTAAGTGAGATAAATGCCATCCAGATACATCATATTTAGGATTAAGTAAGCCCTCCCACACTTCACCATCTTGATTTATCCATCTTCCTTTACGTCTTACATCATCACTTATAGGTTCTTTACACGCCTTACAGATATAGATTTTCTTCTCTTTATCAAAGCTATCAGGATAAGTTAAATAGTGTTCGTCTTTACAGCTAGGGCAAGTTATATGCCATTCCTTCATATCAGACTTTTGCCATTCTAGGTCTAGTACATCTCTCTCTGTGGTTGGGTTTGAGAATAACCAACGCCCTTTATATGCAGAGTCTTTGGTTCTTGATTTGTAAGTGTTTAGAGCTTCTTGATTACTACGACTTGCTTCATCGTGGATTAGTAGGTCAGCAGAAGTTGAGATAGGTGCAGATTTTGACTCTGTTCCTTTAAAGAAGATAGAACGCCCTCCCATATCTTTACGCTCAATGTTGTCTGTCTGTATTCCTTTGAAAACTTGAGGATTAGAGCTTAGTATTCTATTGGTCTTTGTGCCAACAAATTCTCTTATTGACTCATCGGTGGGCATCGTGTAAATTATGTTCCACCTAAACTTAGCACAAGCGAATAAAGCTTTGTAATTAAAAGTAATGGATTTCCCCACTTGGGCACAAGCCTTGCAAGCTATGTTTTTACTCCAGTCTGTAAGAATATCAAGAAGAAAAGCATGATCTTTAAAGTCTAAAGGTTCGCCTTTCTCACTAGTTACACCATTTGAGAATAGCCAGTGAAGTATTGAGTATTCTTTTACGTCTGGTTCATTCATTACTCATTTTGTTTGTTTCTCAGAAAATTCTGCACAGAACACATCTAAACTAGCAAAAATACTAGCGATAGAGATAGCTGTTTCTAGTGCAATTCTTTCCACCTTATAAGGATCAATAATGCCTGCTTCAAACATATTTACTAGCTTCTTACTCTTAAAGTCATAACCCATATCATAAGCATTTTGCAGTTCTTTTACTGTATCTTTACGCCAAAACTTCTGATTAACTCCTGCGTTCTTTTCCATTTGTAAGAAAGGAGATAATAGAGCTTTTTTAAACATAGGGTCATCAATTATCTTAGCCACTCGGACTAAATCACTTCCACCACCACAGACTACGCCTTCGTCTATTGCCAAAAGAGTAGAGTTCACAGCATCTTCTATCTTATCTCGTTTCAATCTTAACTCATCAACAGTAAATGCTCCTACTTTAATAACTCCTACACCGCTTGTAAGCCCTGCTAGACGTTCTTCTGCTACTTTTTTATCCCATTCTACACTTTCTTCTATAACTCCTCGTATAACGCCAATTCTTTCGTTTAATAGGGTTTCATTGGCTTGTCCGCCAGAGATAATAGTTTCGTCTTTACTTACTATCACAGAGTTAGCTTTGCCTAAAACTTCTACACCTACTTTATCAAGCATTAACCCACTTTCTTCGCTTACTACTTTTCCACCTGTTAAAATAGCCAAATCAATAAGAAAGTCTTTTTGCTGTTGCCCTTTGTAGGGAGCTTGAACACAAGCAATATTCATAGCTCGTCTTGCATGGTTAATAGCAAATGAAGCTCTAGCCTCACCTTCAATATCCATAGCTACTACAAGTAAATCAGTCTTGCCTTCCTTCACCATAGCTTCTAATATGTTCTTTATTTGAAAGTTAGTAGCAATTCGTCTATCAGTGATTAAAATATATGGGTTATTTAATACACATCTATTTTTTTCTCTATCATTTATAAAATCTTCACTTATAAGCCCTTTTTTAAATCTCATACCTTTTACTATTTCAAGTGAAAGTTCTATCTTGTTGCTTTCTTCTACTGTTATAGTTCCATTTCTGCCTAGCTCTTTAATAGCTTTAGCGATAATATCAGCCACTTCTTCATCTAGGCTTTCAGTCATAGCAAGACGTTTAATGTCCTCATCTTTAACATCTCTCTTTAGAGTAGACAGGATTTCAAGAGTCTTTTTAAGCCCATTCTCTAGGCGTTCTACTATTTCTCGTTGATCTTTGCCTTTCTTAATTTCTTTGTATGCCTCGTTAGCAAATGCTCTAGCAAGCACAGCACTTGTAGTTCTACCACTTCCTGCTTTGTGGTGCATTTTGTTTACTATTTTACGCATTAGACGATTACCCATTTGTTCCCATCTATCCTCTATATCAATCATATTAAGAATTTTAGCACCGTCATCAGCAAATATAGGGTCAAGATGCCCTGCGTCTAAAATAGCTTTCTTGCCGACTACCCCAAGAGTAACCGAAACCGTATCAGTTACGATGTTGATGCCTTTCAATATTTTCTTACTTCCTTCTCCCCCAAACAAAATTTTCTTCATTAGTTAGTCTTCATTATTATATCTTCAAATTTAACGACCTTCAAAGTTTCTCCGTCTATGGTTACGTCTTCGCCACTCCCTTTAAGAAATAGGACTTTATCACCTAGATTTGGTTTTGTTTCTAAATATGCTGTGCCAGTAACATTAGTAGTTTCAAGTGGAATTCTTACCACTTCCCCTTTATAAGTAAAACTATCTTGCACACTAGCATAAGATACAGCACCTTCTTCTTCTTTAACTCTTTTTAGTAAATAGTAGTCGTTATACATTCCCATATAAAAGATTAAATCCAGTTTCACTCGGCTGAATTAAATCATTTTTGTGTAAACGCCTATCCCGACAGACAGACGGACTTTTAATAAAAAACTTATCCTTTATCTTTTGACTTATTAAGCGAACATTCCATATTCCACAATGCTTTGAACGCCAAAATCTAAATATTCCTCCAGTATTCCAATCGTTCTGTTCTACTTTGACTACTCGCTTTGGGAAATAATCTTTCTTACACTTCTTACAATAAAATATCTGTGCTGGAATTTCTTCATTTACATCAAG